TCCTATCGAAAATATATCCGCTTGTAGCTACTGCGTTTGCTCCTGCGTTTGCACTAAATGATGTTACATTTAATCCAAAAATAGTACCAACTCTTCCAGTACCCATTAAAGTAGTGTTACCTGCTTTGTCTGCTTCTACAAATGTGTCGATATTCATCAAGTCTGAGTATTGCTCTTCTCCTAGTAAATAATCTGTTGGATTGTAATCGTTAGATCGTACATCATAGATTGACTCTGCGATATTTGCTATTGTTACTGCTGCTCCACCTGCTGTGGTTGCGTTTGCATTGTCCAATTGTGCTAAAACTAAATTAGTTTCATTCTCTGCAAATCTCTTTCCAGCTACTGCAATATTTCTATTAAGTAACTCAACTTGTGAGTCTTCCATCATTTCTCTAGTGATTCTAATTGCTACACCATATTTAACTGGTGTGAAACTAACACTATCAAATGAAATGTTGTCTAATGGTACTTCTGCTCCTTCACTTACTTGTCTAACATCTAATGTATCTGGTGTCTCTAAATCTAGGTACATTGTACTGCCCTTAAATTCAGATGGTCCAATTACAAATGCTGCCATCTCTCTAGGAATTAGATTTTTTTCAACTTCTTCAATTACACGTGGTAAAATTAACTGTGGAATTAGCGACTGTCCTGCTGTTCCATCTGCTCTACTTATGTACTCGTTTAATCTTGCCATTTAAAGGTTTAGACTAATAAGAGCGTAGTAAGCTGTTCCAGATGTACTTGTACTAAGTGCTCGTCCAATTGGTGTTGCACCCATTGTAGTAGTTGCAATTGAACCTGTGTTCAATATATTTGCTACTGCTCCAGATCCATTTTGATAGACTTGTGCTCCGCCTGATATTATTTGTCCTGCTGAACATAGATATGCTCCTCTAGTTGCTACTGTTACAAGTCCGTCTGAACCTGCATTATTAAATGCAATACCGTTGCAAAGTGCTTCGTCTATTGCTCCGATTACTGTTAAGTCTCCGTCTGCAAAACTTGAAATTCCAGAACTAACCATATCAGTTGTTCCAGATATTTGTACAAATTGACCACCAGAAATTACTTCTAATGCTTTTGCTGAAAAAGTTCTAGGATTACCTCCGTCAAATACAACTTGTGCGCCAAGTGGGTTTGTTAAAACCATTGTTGTTGCCATTAGTTATATGTATACGACTTTCTCTGAACTCCGATAAAATTATACCCTTGATTAAAGTTATAATCTCCTTTTTCTTCTTCCTCTTCTTCCTCTTCGTCTTCTTCTTCCTTTGATTCCTCTGGTTCCTCTTTTGGTTCCTCTGGCTTCTCGGATTCGTCAGCATCAGATGATTCGATTTTAGCAATTCGTTCATCCATCTTTTTTAGCAAAGCTAAAATAGCAGACTCTTCTTTTACTTCCTCTTTAGGTTCTTCATCTTTTACTTCCTCAACTACTGGAGATTCGGTTTTTTCTTCTTCTTCTGTCATATTATTCCTCCTTTCAGTACTCTTTAAACTTTCATCTTTTAATGAATGTGAATATGCGCTGTTTAATGCCATGCTAAAAGTTGCTCCACCATCTGCTGGAACTGCTACGACACTTAATTCTTTAAATGAAATATTGTGTGGAATAATATCACCATTTTCTGTTTCTTCAATATCTTCTGGCCTTACGTGTGCGCCTACACTAACTGTACTAAGTAATCCGTCTTTGATTAATTGTTTTACTTTTGCGTCTTTTATTACTGCTTTAAATGGTATGTTTCTTAGTGCTTCGTCCCAATGTGCTGCATTTACTTTACCGACGATAGAATCAATAGAATTGTCGTGGTCTTTTAATAATGGTACACCTATTAATGTATGAGCAGACTTACTTAATTCTTCACCTATAAACTTATGTCCGTTTGATGTAGTCGTCTCATTTATTGCTATTCCATTTATTGTAAAATCACCATCTAGTTCTGCACTAGACTCAATTGGTACAAAATACTCTAATAATAATTCTTTATTTTCTGCCATTTAAACTACCTATATAAACCTTTGTATAAAAGAGTATATAAAAATTGATAAACGTTATATATATTAGTCTATCCTGAAAATTATTGTGACTTTATCAGTTGGACCATTTACTCGAATGTTTAAACTTTCGTTTAATTTAAATTTATCGAACTGATCGTTTACTGCTATGTGAGATATTGCTCCTTGTAATAATGCTCTAGGTGCATAGTACTTTATTCCTTTATGTTGAGCATTGTGAAAAACTAAATAACCAAGAGACGATTCAATAGTTACAGATACACACTCATTAGAGTCAATTATTAATCCGTTTAAATAACCATCAATTACGTTAGTATTAAAATCTTCACCAGTATTAATTTCTATCTTTTCTGTATTAATCGTTCCCATCAAATGTTACCCTTCTCCTTATTACTACTCGTTCTGTTGTTTGTTTATTTTCACCTTTTACTCCCAAATCTGGTATTCTATCTCCTCTTAGTCCTGCCTCTGTTCCAAATAATTTATTAGACTGACCTAGATTTATTTGTTCCATACCAGTTACTCCGTTTTTTCCTACTTTACTTACTACCTGTGTACTAATTGAACTACCGCCGGTTACGTCATATTCTAAGTCTCCACTAAACTGTTGATATGATATTCTTTGACGACTTACTGGATCTATATGTATCATCCTGCTAGAAATGCTTTCTGTTTTAATTTTTCTTGTGTTTGTATAAATTCATGAAGACATTGCCCACATACCCACATACCATTTAACAATGTAAGTGCTGGGTTTGTTTTACACTTTGCACATATTGGTCTATTTGAATCTGTTATCTGTACCATTAGTCTACCAACCCAACAATAGAACTTCGACACATTGGATGCATTGGTGGCATATTTACTCCAGGTGTTCCGTCTTTAGTTAAAAAAACTTGACCGTCTAATTCTCTACAAATATCAGATGTTCTATCGTCTATTGCTGCTAAGTATCTATATGTTTTTATATCATTTTCTATGTACATATCTTTTAATCCTGCGTTTGCTAGTCTAACTGTTTCAGTTCTTGCTATTGCTATTGGTCGTTTACTGGCTGAAAGAGTTAATTTTTTTGTTCCGTCTTCGTCTAATTTTACTCTATCTTTTAAGTTGATTGAATTTTTAATGTCTTTTTCTATTTGTTTTATTGTTTTGTTCTTACGGAATCCGTCTTTAAGTATTATCTTAAGTTTATTAATGTCTCGTCTTGGTAATAGTCCCTCTGTTAAATCTCTTTCTGTAATTGCTAGTAAGTCTTCAAACTTCTCTGTTCTTAAGTTTAATAATATTTTAACTAAATAATCTGAATAATTAAAACCGGCTAAGTCTTTAAGGTTTACGTACTTTGCTACTGTCATGCTGTTTAATTGTCCTTCTGTTAATTTACAATCATTATGAGAACATTCAGTTATCTTAGGTTTTTCCTTTATTACTTCTGCACTTTGATTTGCTGTCTTCTTAGCTCCTGGAACTTCTGGTTGTTTTATTTGTTCTTCGGCTTTACGGTCTAAATCTTCTTGTTTTTTCATTTCTGCTTCTTCTTCATCTGCTTTCTTTCGTGCCTCTTCTGGTGTTGGTAAAATTGATTCTAATTCTAAATCTAATATTTCTGCATATTCTATTTCAAGTGCTGCTCTAAGTTCAGGTGATAAATCCATTACTCTTAATGTATCTATAATCTTAGTTAATCTTTCGTTTTTTTCATCTTCACCTGGTAAGTCCCATGTAAAATCTACCCTACCGTCTAATCCCTTACTTTGATTTCTTAAGAATGGTCTAAGTATTTGAGATTCTATTGTTTGTTCTACTATTGTTCTAATTGATGATATAAACCGTAGAAACTCTTTATCATTTGTTTTAGCCATACCTTCTGGGTTGTTGCTAATTCCTACTAAACTCATTGGTATCTTCATTCCTAATGCTAATTGTTCTAAGTCATGGTCTGCTGCATTAGTTAAATTGTCACCAACACCTGTAAAGTCTAAGACACTTATTTCTACGTTTGGATCAGTAACCCATTCAGTAGAATTTGTCATATATTGAAGTTTAGATTTAAATGCATCTAAAT